GACTGCCCGGACAGGCGGACGAATTCCTTTTTGCCGTTGACGGCGAAAAACCCTTGATCCTCGGCAATCAACGTGTAGGGCGCATAGACGCCTTCGCCGGTGGCGTAACGCCGGTAAAACGGCGTCGATCCCTGCGGCAGCGGCTGATACAGTTCAATGGAATCAGGGCCCACGGTCAGGATTTCGCGGTACGGCGTAACGATCATCCCTGTCAGGTTGTCCGGCTTGCCGTTGGCAGCGAAAATATCCAGAGGGTCCCAACTCCCCTCATCGTCCAAATCTGAATGGAAAAAGTACCCGGTGTGCGGCTCGATGGCCAGCACGTAACCGTCGATGACGCCGATATGCGTGCTGTTCGGTGCGTCCGCCGAGAGCAAGGATGTCGTGCTGCCGTTGAACTTGATGATCGGTCCACCGGCCGCCATGAGGAGCGATAACTCTGTGCGGTCGAACATGACGCGACTGCCGCCGGTAATCGGCACGCCAGTCACGTCTGCCGCTACCCCAGCCTTGGTGATCCTGTAGAGCCTGGATTGGCTTGCCGCGATCAAATCCCCTTGCCAGTCGTCCAGATAAACCGGGGCGTCTCCAGGTAGATCGACAAACTCCGTCAGCCCAGGGAATCTGGTATGTCCCTTGGCATCGTTCAGGTAACTGTTTTCGATTGCCGCCGAGGCGTTACGCAGACTTGCTTCATCGACATTCAGTACGAGCTTGCCGAATTCGATGTCTTTCCACTCGGCCATCGGTCTACCCCGAAGTGACTGTCGCTGCAACTGTCCATTCAAAGGTCTTTGCGGCAACGCCGGTCACGATAACGCGCACTTTCCCGCCGGTCACACCAAAGATGCAAGCAGTGTTCGCGTCGCTTTCCACGGCTGCGATCAGGCTCGTAATGGTGCCGAGCAGCGCGGCATTCTGGTGACTTAACACCCCGTTTGCAGCCGCACTTCCCCCCGAATCGTCGGTGATGAGTTCGTCGTCCTCGAACTCCCCGACGATTTCTCGCAGCGTCAGCGTACCCGTTACCCCAGCATCGGAGTCCGCAGTAATGGTCGCCGTCGCTCCAGAAGTGCCGCCGGTCAGAGTATCGCCCAGCGTGAAGTTCACGGTTTGCGCATCGTAGTTAAGCGTCGATCCCGTCCGGTGCGCGCCTTGGCAAATCCTGAAAACCGCGTAGTCGATGACGTTTTTGCCGTTGGCAATGACCGTCGCATCGACGACGACACGCTCACCCGGCGCCAGATCGTATGCCCATGCCTCCGTTACCGTCGCGTCGGTTGTCGTCCCGGATGGTCCCGGCGCGTCGTCTATCGAACGTCGCGTGCGCATCCAACGCGTCGTGTCTGTCCCTGCAAGCGTCACACTATCGGACTCCAAGCAGTCCTGAATGATGATCGCGTTATCCACCGATGTCAGCGTATAGGTCCCGGCCAAGAACTCCACGCCGTCGAAACAGATGTCCTGACAGGTGCCGGTGAAGCTCATGGCGGCTTGGATCGTGCCGCCGTGCATCTTGAGGCCGACCACCGTATTTTCAGCGAACGCAGAGGTATCGCTGCCGTCCTCCACGGTAAGGTCTGTCGTGTTGCCGTTGAACCAGCAGCGACGCCAGAGATCGGTATGACGCGCCCCGATGATCTTGAGTGCAACTCCCGTGTTGTTCGTGAAAGCGATGAAATCCAGCCCGTTGTGCCAGACTTTATCGTCGATGTACTTCAACTCCACACCGACCGTCGTGCAGTTCGATACCTCGCCACCAGACCATAGATTGTGCGAGAATTCCGCAGCGTCGCCATGCAACAGTGCGCCGTTGGTGCAGGTATCGATCGAGAGATTCTTCCAGTTGTTGCGCTGCCCGCCCAATGCTTCCAAGCCGGTCACGAAGCGCTTGATGAGGACATTGTCAATGACGATGTTGTCGATGTCCACTGCGGCCACCCCTACCGAGCTAGCCGTCGTCGTCACGCCATCGAGGGTGATCTCCCTGAATCCGCCCAGCGCACCGCTGATCGTGTAGACATCCGACCCTGCCGAGCATTGCAGCACGGTTGCCGACCTGCTCGCTCCTTGGACAACAACGTCCGCCGGTACGGTGGTTGCGTTGTGCCCGTAGGTGCCGGGCGGAATAACAACGATTCCACCGCCGTATCCTGTTGCCGCTCCTATGGCCGCGTTCAATGTCGTCGTGTTCGTCGATGCCGAATAATCTGGGTCGGTCGTCTCGAGGAAAACGCCGAAATCGGTAACGTAGACGTAGCGCGCGAACAGCGATGCGATGGTGTGCGCCACTGATCCCCCGGTCGCCAGGCCGGTTGCCGCGCTGGCGTCTGCCGCCGCAAGGCTCTGAAGCGGTACGCGTATCTCGCCGCTCGTCTCCGTGGTGTTGATGTTGAGCTTGTAATCAACATCGATGTACAGCGGCGCGGCGAATTTACCGTAGGTGACATCCCCTACGGTTTGCGAACTCAGCGTCTGCGGATTGTCCGCGGCGACCGACAGTGCCTCATCGGTGTACACGCTTGCCAGCGTTGTCGTGCCGGCGAGCCATATCTTCACGGTCGCGCCTCCGTATCCGGCCCGCCAGGTATCGAATTCAACTATGCGGTGTGCCGCCATGCTGGCCCCCTAGTGCTTCCAGATCCCGCCGTAGGGCCGCCGGCGCATGCCGCCACCCTCTCCCCAGCGCGCCGTCCGCCTGCCCTGTGGCGATACTCGTTCGCGGTTGTAGTGCGCCTCCAAGTCCTTGAATATCTTGTCGCGCTCCTTTTTGATCCGCTCAAGTTTCTCTGACTTCAGTTGCCGAATCGGGCCGTCGCCGACTTCCAGCGCGGTCGCTGCCACCATCCATTTCTGGACGACGCGATCGAATCCGTGCGCCGTGTCTCCGGCGCCAGACTGTACGGAGAGGTCCGTCTTCACGGTCTGCGGGTAGGTCATCGCGACCAGCCTGAGCGTGGTCGTTGAGTCCGCCGGTACCGGGTAGACAAAGAGGTTTTGCGTGTTGTTCGCCAGACGGTTGATATAGATCGCCTCGGGGTCGCCGCTTGCCGTCTTGTCCGGGATTTCCTCGTAGACGCCCCTGCGGATGATTTCGATTGGCGTAATGGCATCGCTCGCCGAGGACGGGGTTCCGTTCGCGGTCGCGCTGCCGGTCGCCGCATCGGTAATGATTTCATCGTCCTCGAAGTCACCGAAGATGCGCCGCAGCGTCAGCGTGCCGGTGGCGCCATCATCGTCGTCGGCGATGATGGTCGCCGTTGCCCCGGAGGTACCGCCGGTCAGCTTGGAGCCTACCGTAAAGGCCGCGCTCTGCGCGTCATAGTCGAGCGTCGCCGCCTTGCCGATATACGCCTTCATCGGATAGACAACGCCTAGATCCGGGAAGGCATCGCCGGCAATGGTCGACAGCAGGTAACTGTCGGTATTCGCCGTCAGCACGAATTCTATCGTCTTCGGAATCAGCCACTGGGCGATGGATGTCCCCGCCAGCGAGGCGATTTCAATCTCCATGAAGTCCAGGGCGATGAGAAGCAGATTCGAATCTGCCCCGGTATCGCTTGGCGAGTAGGCGCCGATCTTGCGCAGCACGAGTTCGCACAACTCTCGCGCAGTGTACAGGCTGACCGGCGTCGTCATGGCGCAGTACTACGCTGCTTGCCGATCGAGCATCTGTGAGCGCGGGAACATCTTTTCTGCCATTTCCGGTGTCATCTGGTCGCCCATCAGGTCTCCAGATGCGACCTTCTCGGCAAGTGCACGCTCGCCATCGGTCATTCCTTTCTTGGAGCGATTCCACGCCGTCAGGAAATCCGCGAGTTCCTGGTCGCTGGCATCCATAGATACGTTTTCGCTTCCCGGCAGCACTTTGACGCGCCGCAGCAAAGCCTCTCGTGAGAGTTCGTCATGCTTGACAACGATCTGGTCGTCGGCGAGCACGGTAATCGGTTTGGATGCGTCGTGTTTGCTCACCGGATCGATCCTCGTGCCGGTCGGGTTCAGCACCTTGAAGGCTGGGTCGCAGAGGAACTTCAGGGCGTGCTCCATGGGCATCTTGCAGGGTTTGCCGGAATACAGTTCGTAGGTCAGGAAGTCGATGACTTCGATGCGACCGTCGACCGTCTTCGTGGTCTTGGTGATGACATCGTGCTTGCGCGGCTCCTTGCCCCGCTGGTTCAGGTCGTAGACGTGGTATTCCGGTTGCCTCTCGACTTCCGGTTTTCCGTTGTCCTGTTCTTGCTGCGTGGTCTTGGTCGCCATAACTACTCCTTTCGTTGGAAAAAGCCCACGGCTTTCGCCGTGGGCATGAGGTACCGCCTTGCTGCGCCGCCTTG